GATTTCCGGAAGATTTTTTGGAATAACCGGATACTTGAAGACATAACATTGAAAGAACTTGCCGATTACACTGCGGATGCTGCGAAATCGCATGCACACAATCAGCGGTGCTTGGTAAAGAAGCAGACTCAACTTCATGAAACTATTAATTTATGTCCAGTTTGTTGCAAATTATGCATGTCATGTACTTGTGGCTTTTTGGAACAAGCGGGAGAAGAGATTACCGTTGAGACAGTTGAAGACGACTCTGAGATAGACATAGGCGAAGAAGACTTTCGTGGTGAAAATGCTTTCTGGAATTTTATACCGTATAGGTATAGGGGAGACATTAGTGCTTTCTGCAACTATATCATATCTAGTCGAGGTGTTTTTGATTACATTCGTATTCATTGGCAACAGATTTTTATCGGCAGTGTAGGTTGGATTATCGCTTTCATACTGAGACCCTTTTGGATTGGCTTTTTGGTGATTACAACTGGTAGCAATTTAGCATTGCATCTCGTTATGCTTTACAGATTGTATCTGTTGTATTGGCATTCACGGGAAAGATGGTTTCGTGTCCGTACTTCTGCTTCTCGTATAGCTAGCAACCCTTTGTTTGTCTGTGTGGTTGGAGCTGGGACTACTTACTTGATGACCAGGGCACTTGGTAAGATGCTCGTTAGTTTCATTAAATTCTACAGATCATTTAGTGGCGCAGTTTTAACGGGTCAATCTGCTTTGAACCCCGAGAATAGTGGTGAGTATGTGACGAGAAGGCAAGAGCCTAATCCTTGGTACCCTCAATTGCCGAAGGTAAAATTAGTTTCACCTGCGATTCGGGCAAAGACAACGGCTTGGCGCGATTTGAACGGTAAGATTCCGAAGAATTGTGTTTTTATTAAAAGTGGGACTAAAGTCACGGGGGGCTTTTACCTTCGTACACATTTGTTGGTAGTACCCAATCATTTCATAAGTCCAGAGATGGAGTTGGAGATTTTTCCTCGTGTTAAGTATAAGGGTAACTCACACAGTTATAAGGTTCGGACCACAGCTGATTTGGTCTATCGAGTTCCAAATTCAGATTTGGCTATATTGTACGCCCCCGGTGGATGCGATAAAGTGGACTTCACCGATTATTTCCCAAATGAGCACTTGACAGGGGAAATTGTAAGCTCATTTACATATAGGGGAAGTGATGGTGATTTACTAACAGATAGGGTTAGGATGTCTTTTGGGACAGTGACCACAGACGTTGCTAGTTTTCAAGGTGCTGAGTATGAGTTTCAGAATTTCAATACTTTCCGTGGTCTGTGTATGGGTGTTTTTGTTGGTGAAACTAAACCCGCTAGTATAGTGGGTTTTCATCTTGGAGGGATAACTGATACAAGATATGGTGCGAGTGGAACTTTATTGAGGAAGGACATAGAGAGATCAATTAAATTCTTTGATGTTCCTGGTTTGATTTTTCCTGGAAGCTCTTCTGATATTCCCACGGTTATATATGAGCAACATCTTGGTGGTGAGTCTTTCACCACTAATGAACCCATCGCTCCTCGGTGTTCTACCAACTTTATACCGGAGGATGGTATAGTAGATGTTTTGGCATCATGTAAGGGCGCAGTTTCTAATAAATCTGAAGTTATTATATCACATTTGTCATCGAGTGTAACCCAACATACAGGTGTTGCGCGAACGCATGGACCTGCTCCCATGGGTCCGCCGGTAGTGAGATCTTGGCACAATTGGTCGTTGGGGATGCAGGGTTTTAGCACACCCGCGGTTGGCCCTGATATTTGTGGTATTATACGTTCTTCTATTGACTATATTAAACCACTATTGTGTAAGTTTGAAGGTATTCGGCCGTTGGATCTTGAGACCGTGATTAACGGTTTAGACGGTGATAAATTTTTAAATCGGATGCCGCAAAATACCTCTGTAGGATTTCCTTTGACTGGGAAATTATCGAAATTTTGTTCAGTAGGGCCATCGATGGACGGGCACAATGACAATTTTCTGATCGATCCGGAAATATTAGCGGTTTATAATCTGTATAAAGAGCGGTACTCTGTTGGTGAGCGCTGCTATCCCGTTTTTAGAGCTTCATTGAAAGATGAGCCCGTTAAAATTGGAAAATTGAAAGTCAGAGTTTTCCAGGCAGCACCGGTGGCCTTAAAAATGCTCTTACGAGAGTATTTTTTGCCAATTGCTTCACATTTGAGTATGTTCCCCCTTCTGAGCGAATGTGCGGTGGGGGTGAATGCATTTTCGGGAGAGTGGCAAGAGATGCACGAACATATTATTACTTTTGGTGAGGAAAGGATTGTAGCTGGTGATTATAGTGCGTATGATCAGAGGATGCCGGCCTCATTGACAGGTGCGGCTTTTAGTATACTTATTGAATTGGCAGATCGGGCTGGATATTCCAAACTCGATCTTACTATTATGAGGTCTATGATATCGGATGTGATATATCCTGTCGTAGCTTATAATGGAACATTAGTCCAATTTTTTGGTAGTAATCCATCTGGTCACAATTTAACGGTGTACATAAATTCTATTGTTAACTCTTTAATCAGCAGATGCTCATTCTTTTCCATTTACCCAGAAACAGAGAGATTTCGTGATGCAGTCTCGATGATGACGTATGGTGATGATGATATAGGTAGTGTTAATGAAGATTACCCACTATTTAATTGTATTTCAAAATCCGATTATATATGTAGTATTGGTATGAAATATACGCCTCCAGATAAATCGGGGGATCATATATCTTATATGACTATTGCCGACGTAGATTTTCTAAAAAGGAAATCGGTTTATAACAATGTATTAGGGAGACACATGGGCGCCTTAGATAAAGCGTCGATTTATAAGTCTTTGCACGTTAGGATGCGATCTAGTGACATCTCTGATGATGCTTGGGCCGGCTCCGTTGTGGACGGAGCGCTGCGTGAATTTGTGGCGCATGGTGAGCAGGATTACGAGGTATTTCGGCAGCAGATGGTTCATGTTGCCGAAGATTGTGATTTTGCTGTCCACTCTAGAAATCTTGGCGTAACATACGCGGAGATGTTAGGGAAAATTGAACCCCATTCCAATTGATTACTCCCTAACACGTGACAAGTGTTGGGGTGCTTTGGAATGGAGATGTCGCTTTCATCGTTTTAGGGTATGAGTATAGCCTAAAATAAGATATTTTACTCGAA